TTACCAGGTAATATGGATTATAATTTTCCAACAACTGATGCAAGAGATAGGAGTAAAAAATAATGCCAGGAGTTAAAAATAAAATGACAGGTAAAACTGTAGCTGAAATGTCATATGATGACAAGGGTATGGAAGCAGCAAATAAAATGGCTGCAGATGACCCAAATTTAATAGTTACAGATGGAAGAATGAGAAGTGAACAGATGTATGCAGGTGGTGGTAAAACTGGATATAGTAAAATAGGAATGGAAAAACCTAAAATGATGTACGGTGGCAAGATGAAAAAAATGAAACATGGTGGCAAAATGAAAGAAATGGGCCATGGTGGCATGATGAAGAAAATGGGTCATGGTGGCATGATGAAAAAATATGAAGAAGGCGGCAAAGCATTGAAGAAAGTTGATTCATCAAAAAATCCAGGATTATCAAAATTACCAAAAAAAGTAAGAAATAAAATGGGCTATATGGAACATGGTGGTAAAGCTAAGATGCCAAAAATGATGTATGGTGGTAAAATGAAAAAGAAAATGGCACATGGTGGTAAAATGCATATGGATGCAAATATGTATATGAAACATGGTGGTAAAACACACGCAAAGAAAAATAAATGAGAACATATTATTGTACATGCGGAAGTAAGGTAGAATGCATATCTGACAAGCTGCCTAAATGTAGTTGTGGTAAAGTATTTGGTATATCTGCTAAAGTATCTGACCATATTAATATGAGGACTACTTGGAGCGGACAAACTAAAGTTGAGTTTACACAAACAACAGTTGATAAAGATATTGCATCTTGGGGTAAAAGATAATGGCATTAGATTTTGCAGCAAGAATACATGCACTTACAGGATTTGATGCAGATGAAGCTAGCGCTTCAGAAACTGGTGATGACTTTGATGAAGCTACTGCTCAGTTTATGACCGATGCAGTAAAAGAAGTTATAAACTTAATGCCTGATGAATTAAAAATAAAATGTGCATCAACTACTACATTGAATAATTCTACAACTACTATGGATTTAGATACTGCAGGAGATATTTTATTTGTAACTAGATTATCAGCAAACTCAGGTGGTTTTCACATACCCTGCAGAGAAGTGCCTTCAGCATATGGAGGATTGACGACAGACCCGTCTAGTATATATTATGCAAGTGCTACAGACCCTGTATTTTATATTGATGCAAATACATCTGGCTCTGATGGTAAATCAGCAACTTTATATGTAAAACCAGAACCTGAAGCAACACAAGTAGCAAACGTGCATCATGTTAAATATCCAACATTTACAGCTGGAGACACAGAAACATATGATGTATCTACAAAAAATATTATGGCAAATTTCCCAGAAGAAGCAGAACATTTAGTAGTATTAAGAGCTGCAATATCAGCTGCACAATATTTATTAGCAACAGAAGAAGACCCAGAAGTATATATACCAATGATATCATCTCTTAAAGCACAATATCAAGAAGGTGTTCAGGGCTTACTTTCAGGTAGTATTCTACCACAGCAGCAAGGAGAAAGATAATGATAGCAAAAAATATAATTGACCAAATAGAAAAAATGTTTGGCAGACAACCAGAGCAGTATATGTTTCAATTAATAAATGATGCATTAGATGAAATATCATCAAAGAAAATGAATAATACTGAATCAAAAACAACTGATTTAATTGGCCATGATAGATGGTATACATTAACAGATGAAATGATTCAGATAGAAAGAGTTGAAATAAAAGATACAAATAATAGATATGTAATGATTCCAAAGCTTGCAGACCCTCATAAATTACTAAGAAGTGATACAGATGATACTGCTACAAATTGGGTAGATACAGATGCAGGAGATGATACATTAACATAGGAGAATTATGGCAATAAATAAAAGAACATATCCTAATAACTATTTTGTTTATTACAATGATGATAATAGATTGGCTGTACTTTGCCAGGATACTACATCTACAACTGCAGAAAGAACAGTAGAAAAATATGATACATATCAAGGAGATGACATTGTTGCAGGAATCAGGATTACATATAAATCAAAATATGGAAATATAGATTCAGTTACACAAGATTTAAAAACAAAAGCAGGGTTAGATTCTGGATTACATCCAGCTATATTATGTTATATAAAAGCTAGAATGTTTGAAGATTCAGGAGACCTGCAAAGAGCGCAGTATTTTAGAGCGATGTTTGATAAAATGATAAAACAATATCCGTTAAGAAAAAGTGGAGTAAGGACATTAGCGGTACCTAGATTATAAAAGGGGATAAGATGGATTTAAAAAAGATGCTTGAAGATTATAAACATCAACAAGAGCAAGTAAAAGAAATCTTCATTAAGCTTCAAGGCAAGATTGAAATGTGTGAAGAACTTCTTAAAGACAAAGAAAATAAAAAGTAGTTTTTTGAAATAGAGGTAAATATGCCGAATAAAGATAAAGGTGTAGTCAAGAGAGCAATTGTGACTCCTGACAAGCACTTTCCACTTGCAGATATTCCTGCAATTAAATGTTTAAAAAAAGCAATTGAAATAGTAAAACCTGATATATATGTAGACCTTGGTGATGTAGGCGAATGGTCTGGATTTTCACATTGGAAGTATAAAAGAAAAAAAGCACCACCATTAGAGTTTTTAATTGAAGACTTTGATAAAGATGTGAAAGATGTGAATAAAGGTATGGATATGATTGATGAATCTTTAGACAAAGCAAACTGTAAAGAAAAGTATTTAACAGAAGGTAATCATGATGACTGGTGTAATATGGCAGTTGAAAAGTATCCTTATATACCACAATACAAGTTTGCAAAAGCAGTCAAGCTAAAAGAACGAGGATATAAATATTATGCATTTGGAAAGAAACTAAAGATAGGTAAGTTATACTTTTATCATGGACATCAATATGGTGGGCAGTATCATACAGCAAATCATATAAGAAAACTTGGTTGCAATATAATGTATGGACATTGGCATGATTTACAACAAATGAGCGCAACTCATATGGATGGACCCAAGTCAGCTTGGAGTATCGGATGTTTAAAAGATATGAGCAGTGAAAAAAATTCTTGGCTTGGTAATAGGCCAATCAACTGGGCGCACGGATTTGCGATTGTGGATTTTTACAAAGGTGGATTATTCACAGTCCATATAATACAAATAATAAAAGGACGAACCTCATTGTGGGGTGAGTTGATAGAAGGCAAATAAGGAGAAAAAGTGGCAAACTTAACAGTTACACACACAGAAGACATTACATTGAATGGTCAGCAATTTGGTGGTACAAATGTATATTCAATTACAGGTATAAATGATATATCTAAAAGAATAATAACATGTCCAGCAAATCAAGATTCAACTATAGGAATGTTCCAAGCTGCTGAAAATACTGCAGATGGAGCAATGGCAGTTGCAGATGTTAAATATATCAGGGTTACAAATTTAGATGGAAGTAATTCAATTAATTTATCACTTCAAATATCTAATGATGAAGATGGTGCTGCAGATTTTTCTGGAACTATATTAGTTGCTGCAGGGCAATCTTTTGTAATGGGAACACCGCACGATGGAATACAAGTAAGTGATGCTAATGCAACTATTATAACAACTTTAGTTGATTTAGAAAGTATTTTAATTGACCCTGGAGCTAATAATGTTAAAGTTGAAGTAATAATAGCCAGTGTTTAATGGATGTTTTAAATATATTAGAAACATTCGGAATCCCCATTGCAGTTGCAATAAGTTTTGGATTTTTCATTTGGAAGCAGAATAAATACATTCAGGACGATTTAAGTTCTGATATGAAAAATAAACATGATAGGCTTGAAGCAATACTAATAAAGTTAATAGACCAGCAAAAGCTTATCCAGTTAGGACAAAAAGGATTAGAAAAAAGTTATAAGTCATTAGTAGACATTATAACAAAGTTATATAAGAATGGACAAAAATAGTACCGAAGAATATAGAAATAATATAACATTACATTTAACTAAGATGTGTTCTGATATTGGCCATATAAAAGAAAAGGTTAATGAAAACAATGAGCATTTAATTAGATTGAATGGCAGAGTAAGAGAAAACGAAAAACAAATATCATGGATGAAAGGTATAGGAACAACAGTGGTATTTGTTATAAGTATTGTTTTGTCTTGGCTTGGATTTGAAAAGTAATAAGGAGATATAAATGGCTGATGATGCAACGATGACAATTAAAGCAGTTCTACTGCCTGATGAAATACAAGCAACGCTTAAAGATTTGTCTTTTACATATACTCCTGCAGATGCAAATGATAAATGGTTTTACGGCATTGTTAATGTGCCACATAATACAGGGGGTGTAGATTTAATCACAGGAAAGTTTTTAGCTAACAGTGCAGGTGTTGCTACAGGCACAGCAAACGCAGATGTATCAACATCAGACAAAGTAAAGTTTTTATTTATAAAAAATACAGGAACAACTGATGGTAGTACAGGCACAGATGAAAGTGTTATGCTTGTACAGGATGGTTCTACTGCGGCACATAGTAGTACAAATGCATTAGAAATAAGTTCAGGTCAATCTTGGTTTGCAAAAATGCCAAATACAACAGTTGGGGACTTGCATGCAATATCTGCAGACCCTGACCAAACTGCTGGTGGTGGTAATGTTCAATGTATAATATGTGCAATAATAGATGATGTTGCATAGAAAGGGAAGAATGCTGCAAGGTGTCATAGTAAAGAAAGTATTAGATTTGGTCTTAAAACAGCTTTTAAAGAAGTTTAAATTAGATAAGATACAAAAGTATGTAGAAGAACCAAATGAGCTTGATAAGCAGGTAGAAGCAATGAAAAAAGATTTGAACAAATATGGCAAGTATATTGAAGAAGCAGAAAAAGAATTAGCTATATTAAAAGAAATGGCACATCCAGAAAGAGAATTAATTTGTAAATGTTGTAAAAATAAAACAGGAGAAAAATAATGGGAAAGATATTAGGAACAGTTGCAACAAAATTATTAAGTGAGAAAGTATTAATTGCTATAGTTTTAAAAGTAGGCGATTGGCTTGTACAAAGAAGTTCTAACAAACTTGATGACAAAATTTGGGCTGAGGTAAGCAAAGCTTTAAATGTAAATGCCTAAACAAGTTCTTGAAATAAATAATTTTGCAGGTGGTTTGAATGCATATTCAGATGCGAGAGATATTAAAGATACTGAATTTGTACAAAATTGGAATGCTGTTGTAAGTAAGGCTGGTATAATAAAAGTTGCTGGTATGGGTAAAAATCATATAGCAACTGATTATTTTCAAAAACTACCAACAAATTTTCAAGAAGGATTTGGTTTATTTCAGTTTTCTGCAGATTACGCAATATCTACAGTTTCAGGAGATTTTTCAATAGGTATTACTACAGGCACACGTGGTGGCAGCAATAGCACTACAGCACATACATTAGAAGACATACCTTCTACATCCTCTACAGATGATGAGTATAATAGTATGATACTATTTATTTATGAAGGAACAGGTATTGGAGAAAGTAGGGTTATAACAAATTATGTAGGAAGCACAAGGGTTGTAACTACAGAAGCTTTTGCAACGACATTAGATACAACTTCTAAATATATAATATATTCTTGGAAACCAGATTCAAATTGGTCAGGAGTTGGAGCTGTATCAAAAAAAGATATGATAGCAAATGGAATATATCAAAATTCAAATGAGACCATTGATTATATATCAAATGAATTTACAGATGATTATTTTATTTTATCAAGAGCAACAAGTATATCAGATGAACAATCAAAAAATCTTGGATTAATTTTATATGGAAAAGCATTTACACTTGTTCCAGGTATAGAATACACATTATCATTTGATTGCGCTGTTCAATATCGTTATTATAATTTAGTATCTAAAGGAAGTACAGATGCAAGCGGAACTTCTTATGGAGATAAAGTACCATGGGTTCAATTATATTCTACAAGTGTTGCTGATACAAAAGGAAGTATAAAAGCATTTAGTGCTACAGCTGTATCAACTTCTTCAAATTGGGGTTCAAATGCTACTTATACTGAAATAACTCCAAATAATAATACAGGTAGAGGGCAAAATGCAACTTTTAATCTTGTTATTTCAGGAAGCACAGGGACAACTGCAACTATACATATTGTAGAAAGAGGAAAAGGATATGCTGCAGGAGATGTGCTTACATTTAGAGACCCTGCTGACTCATCAAAGACTGCTGCATTTACAATAAGTTCAGTTAACATTACAGGACTTGCATTAATGGCAAGTTCAGATAATTCTGATAAAACAGAATGGAAATCTGGAATAGTAGGCAATGGTTCAACTTCAAAGTATATTGATGCTAATTATAACAATAACTATATAGCTAATGGTGATTTTACAAATGGAACAACAAGCTGGACATCAGGCAGTAAAGTTACAGCTGCAGAGGCAGGAGCAGGAGGTTCTAGGTATGATGAGCATGACGGTTCTTTGTTGCTGCAAAAAAGTAGCATTAATGGAAATGCTTTATTAAATCCTTGGGATAATAGCTGGGATGAATATATTTATCAAGATGTAACTCTTGATGAAAATACTACATATCATTTAAATTTTTTATATGATAATTTTGAAAGCAATGGAGGAATTGCAGTAGCTGTTTATGATACAACAAACTCAAAAGTTTTAATAAGTCCTTTTGATGGTATGAGAACCGCAACACGTCCAGATTCACTAACAGATGGAAGTCCTAGTATAGTAAATTATAGATTTGGTAGCAATAAAGCATCAGGTTCAGATTTTTCAGATTTAAAAGACATGAATTATACTTCGTTTAAAGTAGGTCATGCACCATTAAGTTCTACAACAACAACATGCACTGTTAGAATAGCATTTGCTGCTGTACAGCCATTGAGAAATGCAAGAATCGGTACAGTTACATTATATAAAGCACACAATGATTTAGTGACTATGAATTATCATTCAGAAAAAAAAGACGGTAATCCTTACAGTAATACAGAGGAAGGATTTAAAAGTTATTCATTAAAATTTAAAGTGCCTGAAAATTACTCTTCTGTTTCTACTTGGCAACTAATATTACACGCAGGCCAATATTCACAAAGAGATAACTCTTCAATTACACAACTAGGAGGAGTTGGAGTTGAAAATGAACAAGCTGTTTATTTTGATAATATAAAACTAATAAGTGAAGAAGGTGATACTATTACAGCATTATCTAACAATACAGATAGATTTAGCGATATATCTTTGCATAGCAAATTATCTGATACATGGATGAATAATTTAATAAGATGGAGTGGTTTAAATTGTCAACCAAACTATCAATATATAAATGGTATGTTAAAAATATCAGATGGTAATTTTGCAAATAACAATGTAAATAAATTACTATATTATTCTGGCAATGAAACTACTTATGGAGCTAGAACAACTGGATGGAGAGTTTCTGATAAAGCATTGCAAGAGCCGCCATCTTTATCTATAGCTAGTGCAAAGTCTAGCACAATATTGTCTGAATTCACTAATTGTATTCCAATATTAAATAATAGATATATACAAGAAATAGACGGTGCAGAAAATGTAAAACTAGCTGGAGATACTTCTATTAATAATAGAAATAATAATTCAATAGCAAGTGCATATGGAGCAGGTGATTTACAAGGATTTGTAACAAGACATTGGTTTTCAAGTGAAGCAAAAGCTAATGGAGAAACTATTTTTAGCGATACATATGATGGTAATCAAGTATTAATACCAAGATATTACCCAAATGACACTGCCACACAAGTTTCAACATGGTATGCAGATAATATATTAAATGAAAACTACTTTATGGCAGGCGGTGAATTTGATGATGATTCAAATACGTTTGTTTCAACTGGAGGGTTTCTATCTTCTGAATTATTTTATCCAAGAACTGGTATAAAACAGGCAGATACCTTTGATATTACATTAGAACAATCTCACACTAAAGAATTTGCAATTCCAATTGAAGTTTTAAAGCATGTATCAAATAATTCAAATATAGAAAATGTAGGTAATATTGCAAAAATTGATATAGAGTTTGAAATGCAATATGTAGGCAAAAGAATAACACAGGCTGGAACAGGTCCAACTTTTAAACTTGATATAGAAAAATCAACTGCAAATGATGTAACAATGGATGATATTAATGTAAATTGGACTCCTCATACATTCGCAGCAGAAGGATTTTCAAAAACAAGAAATTATGGTAATGGATATGCAAATGTTCACACTGACGAATTTTCTGCAGACAATTATAATTCTCCTGAAGATGATGGTGAGTGTTTAAATGTATATGTAAGAAGTTTTGGAAGTTCAGCAAAAGGCGTTGGTATATTTAAAGCTACTATTGCAGACTCAATAGCTTTTGATAAAAATGAAGTATCTCAAGATGAGCCTATTGTTTTAAAATTATCTGATGATATTGGCGATACTACTAATAACTTTTTACATGATATGTTGAGTAATAGAAGCAACAAGTTATTTAAATTACAAGCCGCTAATTTTAATTCACCAGAAATTTATAATCAAAATACAAGAATGGAAACACAAAATGCATCAGTCTTTTCACGTATTTTAATTAATAAATTAAATGTATATTATTATAATACAGGTATACCTGATACTGGAAACACTTTATCTTCTTTAAATGCAGCAGATACAAAAGTATTATTTCAATGGGATGAACCAAAATCAGGTGATTCATTAAGCTGGGGAGAAAGAAGTTTTAAAGTTGCTACAACATCTGTAAATATTTTTAATGAAGAATCAAGCATAAATGAAGTATCAGATATTATTGGAGGTATAGGTGAACCCACTGATAATTTTCCTGATGGAGAACCTGTTATACCATTGGGTTATGCGCCAACTATTGACGTACGATTGAAAGAATCTTATTATCATAACTCATATATATCAAAAACTAAATTTTACATGAGAGACGAAAACTCTGAAATATATTATTTACAATTTTATATTGACCATAAAACAGGAGAAATGCATTCAACAACTTCAGGTATCAAGTCTAGCAGTGCATATAATTCAAATAAAAAATGCTATGATTGGAATTTAGAAAGAGAAAGTTTTTTAAATTTTAATGAAGTGAATAGTTATGAGTCAGAAACATTCGTACCACAAGAAGATGCAGAGGATTCATCAAATTTAACATGCAGATACAAAACATCTGTTATTGCAAACAATAGATTGTATGTAGGTAATGTAATGCAAAATGGAGAAATATTTGGGGACAGAATGATTAAGTCACCAATAAATAAATATAACATTTTACCAAAGTCTAGTTTTGTTGATGTAGCAATAAATGATGGAGATGAGATTACTGCACTTGCATACTATAAAGACAAGTTATTGCAATACAAAAAACGTAAAGTATTTGTTATTAATATATCTGGAGACTTTGAATTTTTAGAAGATACTTTTGAAAATGCAGGGGTATTACAACAATCTTGTGTAACTAAAACACCATATGGCATTGTATGGGCTAACAAATCAGGCTGTTATATGTATAATGGTTCTCAGCTAGTAAATTTAATTGATAATAAAATACCTGTATATGAGGTTGCAGGATATCAAAATAATTTTTGGAATGTGGGTGAAAGAGTACCTTCAATTGCATATTCAGAAAAAGATGATGTGGTTTTAGTAAAATTTTTAGATGCAGGCAATAGTGTATTAACTGTTCCTGATAGTGCAGTTTATCATTTTTCAACAAATTCATGGTTGTTTTCTCAAAAAACATTTAACGATTCAGAAAAAACAAGTACTGGCGCTGTATCAAATTTTATTACAGATGAAAATGGAGACATATTGTTTTATAAAGTTGCAACGTCTTCTGATTCTTCTGAAGATGAAAGTAAATATGACGGTATAAAAAAATATAATTATGAACCATATATACAATATCAAAATGCACAAAGCACAGGAACATCTGCAATTAAATTATTTAATTTTGTAACTAAAGATTTTACATTTGGAAACTTAGCAGCAAGAAAAAAAATATATAAAGTTTATGTTACCTATAAAACAACAAGCGGCAATGACTCAAAAGTGTTAATTAATACAGCTATTAATGGTGGGGCGCTGACTGGAAGTACACCTATTAGCGCAACAAAAAGTAAGTTTTTTGGAACTTCAACAGCATGTTATCATGCATCAAACGGTTTATTAGATACAAGTGGAGCATGGAAAACAGCTGAATTAAGATTTACAACATCTTCAAATTATAATAATATAAACTCATTTCAATTGCAATTTTTTTCAGCCTTAATAGACCCTGGTTTTGAGATAAATGATATATCTATTGTATTTAAAACAAAAAGAATTAAATAATGGCTAATTTTCAGCATTTAAAGGCAACAAGAACTCGTGTCTTAAATACCTTGCCAGTCAAATCTTTTGGTGACGATGGTGACATTGTTATATCTCGTGTGTCAGGAAGAGGTGTATTTATATGCATAAAAGCTGGAGGTATGTGGTATGTTGCAAATCAATTACAAGAACTAGCACGTATTGGCAAAAATACACTAAAAGATTTAACAACAGATAAACTTAATGTAAAATCAATATTAAATGCTGACAGTAATGTTAGTGATGTAGTTGTATCGGATTCTGGAAATATTAAATTTAAGACAAGCAAACAGCTTGTTGATGATTTACCATTGCCATTTAATAATATAAGCTATAAACAGGCATATTGCTCGTTAGAACGCTATACAGACCAAGAAACATGTGAAGCTAATGGTGGAACTTGGTATTATTCTACAAATGATACACATGACAGTATAAGCAGCACAGCAGAAAATCAACTGATTACAATTGGTCAAATGCATAATAGTGTAGATACAGAGCCTACATTATTGTATGATGGTTCAGTATTGGAAATAAAACGTAATACAGATTTTGATGACAATTGGCAAACTGCAACAAATGACAATGTACTAAAACTGTCATATAGTTCTAGTGTATCATCTACATTAGGTACAGACTCTAGCGGTGTACTAAAAGTTACTGCATCAAGTACAGACTTATCAGGTACATTAGAAATATCTACAATTGCAGAAATAGGCAGCGATACAGATAAGTTTTTAATGTCTGATTCTGGTGTTGTTAAGTTTGTTACAGGTGCTAATTTACGTTCATATATTGGTGCAGGAACAGGTGATGGTGACATTACAGGTGTAAGTATTACAACAGATACAGGAGCAGGCAGTAAAGCTGAAGATACAGGAGGTTCTGCAGACTTTTCTATATTAGGTTCAAGTGGTGTAGATGTAACAAACAGCGGTACAACTATAACTGCTGTTGCTGTTCCCGCAGAAATAGACCATGATTCATTAAATAATTTTGTTGCAAATGAACATGTAGACCATACATCTGTGACACTAAGTGCAGGAGATGGACTTACAGGAGGTGGAGACATATCTGCAAATAGAAGTTTTGCTGTTAGCGTTGATGACTCTACAATAGAAATAAGTTCTGATTCATTAAGAGTAAAAGATGACGGTATTACATATTCTAAACTGCAAAATGTTACTAATGCAAGAATGCTTGGTAATAATGCAGGTTCAGATGGTGTTGTTACTGAAATGACAAAAGCAAACGTATTGTCGTTTTTAAATGTCGCTGATGGCGCAGATGCAAATGTAAGTGGAGATAGTGGTAATGCAGCAATATATGACAATAGTGGTACACCAGCATTTAAATCAGGTATAACCAAAGCAGAAGTGTTATCATTACTTAATGTTGAAGATGGAGCAACAGCAGGTGGTGCATCAGCATTAAATGATTTGTCAGATGTATCATATTCAAGTGGCGATTTATCTATAAACCTTTTAGATACTATAGTAGCACCTGCAACTCTTACAGTAGATGCAGGAGGAGATATAGTATTAGATGCTGATGGTGGAGATGTATTTATAAAAGACAATGGAAGCACGCTAATACAAATGTCAAATAATACAATAGTACTAGGAGAGGCACAATATGGTAATAGTACAATAACTTATGATGGTGATGATTTATTAGAGTTTGCTACTGAAGAATTAACAATAACAAACTATTTAAAAATTGCAGAAACTGCTAATGCAAATTCTGATACAGAAGCCAGAGGACAAATATGGGTAAAAAACGATACACCTAATTGTTTAGCATTTACAGATGATGCAGGAACAGATATTATTGGTGTAGGTAAATACCATTATGAAACAAAAGTAATAGGTTTTTTTGCAGGACAAACTGTAAGTTTTATACCCATGACAGGATATATTTTTGAAAGAACTTCAACAACTGGTGCAAATGAAGTTATAGGATTTGTAGCACCTTATAATTGTAGATTAGAAAAGTTTTGTTTCAGGTCTGAAATAGCACAAAATGGAACATTTACTTTAAGAGTTTTAGAGTCGCAAGATGGAACAGAAGTACCTGGCACACAAATATATAGAAAAGACCACACAATAGATATAGCAGATGACACTTTTTTAGAATTAGATATGACAAGCCCAGGAATAGGAAGTGATTTTGCTCCTATGACAAAGGGAAGAATATATGCTTTTGGAATAGGTACACCATCAAATGCAAGCGATGTAAATATTACTATGGTGTTTAGGCATGATATAACAACTTAAAGCAATTTGTAATTAATGATAATAAGTAATATATTTAACAGACGAATAGGAGACTAAAAGGAGTAATTTATGGCAAATGGCATCAACCCATACATAGGAGCAGCTGCTCGACAAACCATTGCTGATTCTTTAATTGATTCTCAAAGAAACATTAAAGAAGGAAAAATAGCAGGAGCGTTAGGGCGACAAGAACTTAAACAGGAATATCAAGAAGATTTAAGCAAAGCTGACGAAGAACAAGCCAGAAGATTAGCAAAGGAAAAAAATAAAACATTTCTTGAAAAAGCTGCAAGCTCTCTTGCTCCAGTATTGAGTATTTTTAATCCTCTTGCAGGAACTGTTTTAGGAAGCTTAGGTGGGGCCAGTGAGGTTATTAGAACAGCAGACCAGCAAAAAGAAAATTTAAAATTTGCTAGAGATATGGGAATAGATACAAGTAGATATATGGGAACATTTTTAGAAGACACTGCCTTAGATGATGTCTCAATAAGAGAAGATATTTTAGATGCATATAAAGACTCAATAATAGATGACCCGTTAAGCATATTAAGAGGTGGTATTGAAAGCGGCTTAAAAGCAAGAACAATAGGGCAAGGTATATCAGGAATATCTGAAGGAATTTCATCGTTTCGTGCGCAAGATGCATTAAAAGGTGACGACACATATAAATCGTTTTTACAATCTATACAAGAAGGATTAGAAAAAAATGTGGATTTAGGCAAACTTCTTGAAAAATTAAGTCCTAAACAAAAAGCAGCAATAATGAAACTTTTCAGACTTTAACCATTAAACAGGAGTAAAAAATTATGATACAAGATATAATTTCAAATATACAAAGCCTTGGAGGAGGATTAGGCAGTTATACTGGTGGTGCTTCTGGATTATCTGGTTTAACGGGACAAGACTTTGCATCTGCATTAACAAATTTATATGGAATAGCACCAGGCGCATTAACTGCTGAAATGTTCCCACCTATAGAACAAAGTGCAATAGATGCATTATCTGGAAAATCATATTCACCTCTTATCGAGTCTTCAGGTCAATCATTCTTAAAAGAATTAATGTCTGCTGACAGAAAAGGTGGAGCAAGAGCAGCAGGAGGCTTTGCAGGAAGTGGACAATTATCATCTTTTCAACAAAATATTAAAGATGTATACGGTAGGCAAATGACAGATGTATTGTCTGATATTGGAGCTTCTAGGGCGCAGGCTTCAAAAAGCATTCAAGACACAATTGATTCATACAGAGAGACTGCATTAGCAATGAGATACGGTATATAATGTCTATAAGAGATTTAGAAAAAGCATACAAAAGTCAATTTACTCCTAAACAAGATAAGTTTGGATTTGATGATTTAATTAATTTAATAACTCCTTCAGGTACAACAACATCAGCAACAAGTGGTAAAACAACTAATACCTTAAAAGAGGTAAATGCCCTTGTTGAATCAAGCAGTAGTGAGCAGTCTTTAGATTTATCCAATAACTATATACAAGGTTTGGCAGCTACTACTAACAATGTATCTGATATAGTTATTTTATCAAGCGCACAAAATAAAATAAATAATAAAAAACAAGATTTAAGCAACTATCAATCTAGTTTAGATGTAGCTGCAGGAATGGCAAATAAGTTTATTGATTACAGAGTTCAAGATTATAAAGACATGACTCTTGAAGATGTAATGATGGAATTAAGAAATATTACTGATTTCAATTCATATGTTTATGAAGGACCAGATAAAGCTAAGTTTAGGAATTATGTAGGATACTCAAATTCTGGAGGAATGAATGATAGGCAGGTAATTAATCGTATTGATGAGTATGAAAGAACTTTAAATACAATGGTAGAAGCATTTCAAAATGACGGTGTAATTACCGACAATGAAATATTTTTTATTCTTACTGGAGATTTAGCAGGATTTCAAAAAGCTAAAGCTGATAATATTAAAAGAATAGAAAACAATCTTACAGGCAAAATAAAATCTATTAATTCGATAAAAAATCATCAAAAAAGATTACTTGATGCTGTAACTAGGTCGGGTAGAAAAACTAGTGATATTGTAACAGAATTTATGTTATCTGAAAGTGGTGAAATAGTAGAAGCAGAAGAAGATTTAAAAAAATCTATTGTTAATGATGCAGTTCAAACACCAGGTTCATTATTTAATGGATTAACTTTTAATGAAGCAATGGGAAGACTTAATGAGTTGACAGGAGATATGAGTTATCAGGAAGTATTACAGTTGTATGCTACTGAAATATCAAACATAGAATCTGCTATTGAAGTAGAAAATAGTGAGTATAAATTATGGAGTGGTACAGATTTTGCTTATGGAATTGATGCTCCTGCTAAAGAAGAAATAGCCAGAGCAAAAATGGGTCAAGCATTAGAAAGTTATACAGAAGAATTATCACCAAGGGAAAAAGAAGCAAAGGATAAAAGAGAAAAAGAAGAAGAAATTGCTCGTAAAAAAACAGCTGATGAAACTGAAAAAAGAGTACGTAAAGAAATGATAGATTCTTTAAAACCTGGCAGAACATCTGAAGAAATAGAAAGTGACCCTGAAACTTTTGATAAAGATATAAAAGTAGAAGACACTAAAATGGAAGACTTGGGCGATGCATCGTTTAAAGATATTGAAGCTACACAGGGAACCGCAAAAGCTGTACAAAGAGTTATACCAGAAAAATCACCAGTTAAAAAATTATTTAAAGAAGATGGTAGTAAGCTATCTCCAAGTGACTTAGCTAATATGAAACCTAATGAATTAAGAAAAACATTAAGAAAAGCTCAAGGCGATGTAAAAACTAAAGGATTTAAAACAAAAGAACAGGCACAGCTAATTAAAAAAATAGTAAAAGATGCTGCATTTATACAAAAAAATAAAAATAATGCAAATGCAACTCAAGAAGTAGAATTTGTTCTTAAAAGAATGCATCAATTGTACGAGCAACTTACAGACGATTTTTTAAAAAATATAAAATTATAATAAATGGATTTTAAAAAAGATACAGTTCTTTCTATAATGAAAGAAAACTTCCCACATGTAGGATGGGAAGATACGCAATATTGGGAATTAGCAAGAACAAAATTTCCAGAATTTGACTTACCACCTGCTGACAGTATATTCGTTGAAGAAGAGCAATATACAAGCAATCCAATGGATATTGAAGTGACTACTGATTCAATTAATAATTTTACAGATAGTTTAGATTATATCTTTGAAAATCAAGAAAAAGCTCTTAATGATAATCCACCGCAAACTTACAAGGAATATGAAAGTAAATATGGTTTAACTAATAGAATACCAAATATAGATTCTCCAGAGTGGAAACAAAAAACTTCACAAATACAAAGAGAACAATTTTTAGAAAATCAAAAAAAAGGTTTAGAACTATCTGATGTAAACCCTTTATCACCTATAACAAGTATAACCGAAAAACTTTTTAAAGAAAGTAAAGCAAATTATATAAGTGGAGTTGGAGCTTTATTAACAGACCCAGAAAGCTGGTCAGGCCAATATGTACCTGAAGCTAGAAGGGAGTCAATAAAGGCAGCTTTAAACCAAACTGTTCCTGCATTGCAGTACAGAGAAATGTATGGAGAAGATTTATATGATGTAGATTATAGTAAAATTAACAATGATGTAAAAGACATTATACTACAAGGCATAATTACTATGAGTGACCCAACAACTCTAATATCATTTATGGGTGGATATGGATTTGGTGTAAAAGGAGCGCAAATGACGGTAGGTAAGGCTGGAAGTCGTTTACTACCTCAAGTAATGAAATGGGCGCAGAAAAATTATCCAAGATACTTTGTAAAAGGAAACAATATAAGTCCTTCGTTAACTCAAAGAGTAGTAAAAAATACTGGAGAATTAATTAACAAAATGTCTACTGGAAGTATAGGAATGGGTTCAGGTAGCGCAGTAATTGGTCAGTTTAATTCAAGGGCAGACCAAAGAAGCAAAAGAGGTAAATATGTTAATGGCGATGGTTCTGTAAATTTTGTAGATACAATGATGGATACTTGGGAATATTTCAAAGATGGAGCTGTTGCTGGAGCTATATTACATGGCGTAGCAACACCATTAGCTAAAGCACAGATGTGGACAAATGCTAAATGGAAAATGGGTTCAAGGAATGCAAGTGTCTATGCAGGAAAAGTTTTGACTAATCCTATATCTAGAAATAGTATAATAGGTGCATCGTTTGCAAGTTCCATGCTATTAGATGAAGAATACTCAAAGCAATTTAATGACGCAGATGGTAACTTTAGTTATGCAAAATTTGCAGCAGCTTCATTTACGTATGGTGCTACAGTGCCTTTATTGTTTGGAATAAGAGACATGGTATTGAGGCCAAGACCTAAAAAGGGTCTTACTGTAAGAGATAAAAATGTAGATAGACAATCACGACAAGACCGTACAAAAACTGAACCAGTAGAAGCTGAATTTGAAGTAGTAGAGAATAATAGAACTGCTAAATACGATGTAAATAATTTAAATACTGCTATTGTTCCTCCAAATAAAAGTGTGCCACGTTTATTAAATCGTATACAAAATGATATTATTAAAGACATTAAACATGAGTCAAATAAAAGTATTGACATAGAGCATTCATCAAATGAAGTATCAAAAGAATTAAATAGAAGCATTAAAAATATATCAGAAGATATGGGTGTAGAAACCCCGTTTGAATTTTTTGAAACTGATATTAATAGGCAAACACAAGCGTTAGAAACAATAGATGGCTTAAAGCAAATATCTACAATAGTAAGAGATTCATTTAAGATACTAAACAAAGCAGGAATAAAAAATGAAGAAGGTGATTATATTAGCGTTGATTTATCTAAATTGACAGACGATGATATTGCATTCCTAACAACTGTTATGCCTGTTGCATTAGATAGCTATAATGGCTATATAATGAGATATTACAATGAAACTATTGACTTAAATAATCTTACAGATGGACAAACAGAATATTTAAATAGATTTAAAGAAGAATACAAAGTTGAAGAATTATCTGATGCTCAAAAAACAAGCATATTAAAAGCATTAGAAACAAAAATAAATAGTTATGATATTATTAAAAAGAACATTAATGATACTGTTATTGAAGGTTTAGCAAAAAATGAACAAATACCTAAAAAGAAAAAAGCTGTTTTAGATGAGTCCAGAGAAGAAGTCGTTAATGCTGATGGGGATATTATAAACATAGATAAATTAGAAGCTAATAAATATAAGAATGAGGGCAAGGTATTAACAGTTGCTGATGCTAAAAAACAAGGAATTGATATTAATGAATCTGAACAACTTGTTAATGTAATATCAAAACTATCAAGAAGAATTGAAGATTTAGGAAAATTTGTAACTGAAATTAAAGAGGAAAAATCTAGAAAATATAAAAATACTAGATTAACAGACAGGGAAATTGAAGGATTAACAGAAAATATAAAAGGTGATGAGCTTGAAAAAATGGCAAAAACAAAATCTTCTGTTGCTGCAATTAAAGACAAACTTGATATTGCTGCGTTAAGTGAAGTAATGACACCATCTTATATAAATAAATACATGCCATTTGTAAGTAGGCTTTTAAAGAGTTCTAATAAAAAAAGTTTAATTAACATAACAAAAAAAGATGTTGTTAAATTTTTAGATAATTTAATAGAAGAAAGAAGAGAAAAAGGCGCAATAGCGGCTATCACTACAGGTGAAACTACTGCTTTAAGAAGAACATTCAAAGAATTAAAAGATGGAGATTTTATTAAAACACATCCTGCTCCAGATTCTATATTGGGAGAATATACAAAAAAATTAGGAGAAGAAAAAGCAGCTAGAACTTTAGATGAACCCTCTTTGCCTGCCATGGAGGTTTGGTTTAAAGAATCAGGCAAACTAACTAAAAAATTTAAAAATGCATCAGAAGCAGATAAATTAGCATTAATATTAGCCGATAGATATCCAATAAGGATAGAAGAAATAAATGCATTAAGAGGTGCGCACATTATAACTGAGGATGGTGTTTATTTTATAGAATTAACTCGTGGAACAAAAACTAAAGACCCTCAAGGAATAAAAGGTGCAGCAAAAAACACAGGCGTAAAAAAAGGCAGAATAATTTACCTTCCAAAATCACTTGCTTTAAAAATACAAAAACTTGGAGCAAAAAATCCTGCAAAACGATTGTTTCCAAAATTTTCAACAAAAGTTACAGCAGCATTAAAGACAATTCCTGAATTTAAAGGAGTTAAGGCAAAAGATTACAAAAGGCAAATAATTACGTTTGCTGGAACAGATGCTGTTGGTCTTACTTCTCAAGAAAGGTCTGCATTTAATTTAATGGCAGGTCATGCAATGAGTGAAGGCTCTTTAACTGAGGCAGATAAAGCAATTATAAAACTATATGAAAATAAACAAGACAGAAGAACTTTATTGTCAATACAAAAAAGAGTTTTAGAAAAAATTGCTAATGCAAGAGAGCAAATTGAACAAGGTCAATTAGGTAAATTTGAAGAAACATTTATTGAAGGCATTAAAGCTCCTGGACTTACTATTAAAGATGTTAGTGGAAAACCACCAAAAGAATCTGCAAAACAAATCTCCAAAGAAGTTGATAAAGGCAAAGATATAAATAAAGAATTAAAGAAAAAACTTATTGGTGATACAAAATTAATATTTAGAGAAATTACAAAAGATATGAATGCTTCTGATGCAATGGAGATGGCAGATTTTTATGCAAAACAAGCAGGCATTGAAGATGCTGACAATTTTATAGGAAAATTAGACATGAATACTCCTTCAGAGGAGATAGCATTATTTGTTAATGAAATATCAAGAGCAGAAACAACAAAACTAAAACAAAGAAAACAATCTGCTTTACGATTTAAAAACATTATGATTGCAAAAGATAAACTGGTTGATGCAGGTTATGATGAAAATGCTCAAAAACAATTCATTAAAAAGATTTTTGATGAGTATAGGGATTTACCTGATGACCAAGTTAGTCTTTTGAATTTATCTGAAATGCAAACTATAAGTTTACTTGATATCATCAATACAAGCCCTGAATTTAAAACAAGAAATAGATTTTCAAATATACAAGATGCAATAAACATTGAAAATGTACAAAAAATAGTTAAAGATGTTCCTCCATTACAACAGATTGCACTAGAAACTTATCTTCTTGGTGATGCAACGCAAGGATTTGCATGGCTGGATAAAAAATTAAAAACTGGAGGAGTATTAACTCAGTTAGGTTTAGATTTAGCAAAACACTCAGCAATCGAACAAGATGTAGGTGGTCTTTTAAAAGGTTTTGAAATTGAGGCATATAAAATTTTACACTATGATGCTGTTGAAAAAGGGAAGTTTGTTACTCCTGCAATAAGAAAGCAAAAGAAAGTTTATATTAATGGCAAGAAAATATTTGATAAAGAAATTAGAAATAAATTATGGACTCTTGAACCAGCAAGATATAAAAATTTAAAAAAACATGTAGAAAAATATCCAGAAGATAAAATAGCAGTAAAACGATTAAAAAATGTTGAAAGTTTTTATAACAATATATATACAGACAAAGGAGCATTAAGAATAGATACTGTTGAAAGTCAGATTGCAAAAGTGTATTACAAATATACAAGAAAAATTATGGACATGATAAAAATTGCTTTGCAAAAATCTATGAATGATGCACAGTATCAAAAGTTTATAAAGAAAAATCCTATACAAGAAATTGTAAAACATTTTTACGTACCACGTACAATTACAAAAGATTTTAAAAACTTTTACGACCCTAATACTTTAAATCTTGTAAGACAAGAACAAAAGGGAGCTTTGTATCATGCGCAAAAATTAGCTGAACAAAAATATGGGACAGCTAAAGTTACTCCTGAACAAATCAATGAGTTTTATGAAAAAGGAAGAGCGCTAGCACGTGCAGATTTACTTACAATGTCTGACTTTGGTGCAAATATGTTTAATCCTAAGCATATGTTAAAAAGAAAAATGTATTTAGGAGAAAGAGTATTTATATCAAAAGAAAACAAGTGGATAGACGTATATAATACAGAGTATGATGCATATATGCCATCTTATGCAGGAGCATCTGCAAAACTTATAGCAAACCTTGAAGCTTTACCTTTTATGGTAGACATACCAGGATTAAAAATAAATAAAAACATACCAAAAATTTTAGTTGATTTATCAAGAGAAAAAGGTGTTATACCTCGATATATACATAATATGATATCTTCTAGGTCTGGTTTAATGACACCACAAGACTATGGTCCACTTGGATATATTGCTAGATTTATAGGCTCAGGTAATAAATATATATCAAGGGTAAATTTATCTGGTATTGGAAGTCCAGCTAAAAATTTTAGAATTGCAATGTCTCAAAATGCTTTAAGGTTTGATTTGAATGACATAGTTTTTAATGCAGCAAGAGCAATGTCTTTTGCAAAAAGAATGGAAGCCTCAAGGACTGGATATATGGGTCTTAGTTTGTCAGGCTTGACAGAAGCAGATAATACTTTTGTCAATAAGCTGTTTGACGATTTATTTAATACTATGAGATTTCCAACATCTGAACAAATTGGTCGTTTAAGTAGTATATTTTTATCACTACAAAGATTACCAAAATTTGTTGATGATTTGAGATTGCCAAACATGCCTGATGGTTCTGTTCCTAAAAAAAGAAAAACAGCAGAAAATGAAGCTACAAGTTTTTATAAATTAAGTAATGCTGACATTATAATAACAGATACACCTGGAAGAAAGATTATAATTAAAGGTGGGCAGATAGAACTATTAAAAAGATTTGGATTGGCTTCAGCAGAAGTTGATTATACAGGAAGAGAATCTGTAGGTGTAAAAGGAATAGATGTAAAAAGATTTAATAAAGCAGGAGAAGTTATAAAATTTGATGGAGAAACATTTAAACTAACACCTAATGAAAGAGCAAAACTGCAAAGTGAATTAGATATTGTGCATTTGCAAATACTACAAATGGCTCATATGCAAACACAAGCATCAACTGTCGATATATTCCAACCAGCATTTTTATTATCAGATAAATCAGGATTAGTAAAAGCAGGTATGTTATATACACAGATAGCTATGAACTCAACAAATATAATTGTTCAAGCCTTTAAAGATTCTCATAAATCTGGTAATTATCATAATTTACTGCGATATTTAGTAACTGCTTATGGATTAAATGAAGCTGTTGAATTTTTTCTTTATGACTTAATGAAAATAAAAACAAGACCAGGAGAACTGGATAGGCATTTAAGAAACAGATTATTTAGAGGTTTGCAAAACTCGGAGGTAGGAGGAATTGGTGCATTTACATTTGGCCTTGCAAACGGTGAAGCGCCATTAGGCAATCCTTTGTTTCCATTTGCATTTGCTTCTCAATCAGTAGATATATTTAATACTTTATTAGATATTGCAGCATATGGTCTTGAAAAAGGAGGCGTAGAATTTCAAAAAGTAAATTGGTGGAGAAAACATCTTATAAGAGATAAGAGATATTTTCAATCAGTAGAAGATGCCACTGAGAGTATAGGTGCAGCATACCGTGATTTTAAAAACACTTATCTTAATAATAATCATCCATATAGATTGCAACAAAAAAAATTAGATAATTTAGAAAAAAAATTCTACGACGATACTCCATTTATGAAGCCAGAGATTATAAAATATAGTGTAATGACAGGACATTACAGAGAAATAAAAGAAGCATTTGAAAAATCTGGTGGGGTGTTTCAAGGATTCTATAAAATGCAACCAGAAGATTGGGACCATTTTAACGATGTAATTATTAATGCGTGGTGGGCAAGAAAAAATCTATATATAGAAGGCGGTATGCTTCCAGACGAATCATCTAAAGCAGCATCAAAAGCGATAGAAGACAAACTAATGTCTTTGCATCCAATATTAAATGGACAAGGAAACAAAAAAGATTCTAAGAAATATATGACTATAAGAAATGAATATAAAGCTTATGTACAAAAGCTAGCATTAGACCAAGGTAAAGATAAAAACTTTTATTGGAGCGCAGCATTAGAACAAGAAAAGAAATATTACCTAAAAATGAATAGATTTTTAAAGCAATGGTCAAAATGGATATCCAATCACGATAATTATAAACTTGAAGAAAATTTAAAATACTTTAAAAAGCTTTATCCTACACGTTGGGACCAAACACTTGGAATCAGACCATCAGACGAAACTTTAAAGAAATACAAAAACAGACTTGTTCCAATACAACTAGATTCAGCTAAAGTTATGGATGCAGGAAGAATTGAAAATCTTATTCAAGAATTAGATATGCGTGGAATTAAATAATTCCTTAATTGGCAGCAATGCCATCTGACTCATATTATCATCTCCACCCATCACCATTTTTAAATTACCATCTTTATGACGTTT